TTTATCCTTTACATATATAAAATGTTTGAAACAAAAAAATGTACTCTTATGGCTAGACTTACTTTTGTTAAGTTTAGCATAAAAAAGAATCAGATTAAATTCAGAGCTTCTCTCAACTTCAAGGAAAGATACGAACTAAAGGAAGCATTGAAAGAATTAAAACTTGTTGAAAATTTGTTGAAAGATTGCCTTTTAATCGCTAAAGACTAAACCAATGCGAAGAGTCTACAGAGCTATACTTGTTCCTAGTAGGGTATGAGTAAAAGAAAAGAAAGGAGAGTTATTATTTACTTGCTTTGATGCTAGTGATATAGATATTAAGCTCAAAGAACTAGGACTTAAAAGATCTGATGTTATTAGAGTTAAGACAGATTACTAAAGATTCTCTTGCAAAATGATTTTATTTATGTAATATAGCGATGTAAATCAGAATTCATTTCTGTAATATATATCCGTTGATTAGATCCCGCCAGCTTCTAGTCCTTGGCGGGATCGTTAGAAGTTGGTAGTCTTATCAACAAAACTAGAGCTGGCATATTCGTATGTCGGCTTTTTTATTATTTTAATTTATCTATTATGAAATATCTAAGTAAATGAGATTTCTTTTGTGTGCCTTTCCTAGATAGGGTAAAATGAGAACATCCAATAACACAAACAATATATATGTGGATGTGTAGATTTGTATGAGATACAGACACTTGTTATCCATCAAGACAAAAACTTTCTGAGGTATGTTGATGTGGTGTTAGAAGTATAGATATTTACATAGAAAGATTAGTAGACTTAGAAATAATAGAAAAGAATAGAAGATTTAAGGAGTGACAAGAGCTTTCATCAGAATTTAAGATATTATACCCCCCTGCAGGAGATGCTATACCCCCTGCAGGAGATGCAGACGAAATATATACACCTTATCTCTATATAGAAAAAAAAGAACAAATTTTAGATTTGTTAGGGTACGAAGAAAGTAATGATAATAAAATTGCATTATGATTATTATGGAAGATGATAGAGATTTGATATAGGGTTGAGTGTAAATTAGATTCCGTCCGTGATTGTTTACAATGGTTCAAAGATAAGTCTACTATTTACGGTTATAGAACTATGGCTTGAGATATTGATTGGAGTAGATTTAGTATGCAGGTTGATAAGTGGAGTGAATATCACAAGTGAAAGAAAGATAATATAGAAAACTACAGATCATCTCTTATTAAATTTTTAGATACTAACTATCAAGGTAGATGAAAACAGAAGAAATAGTTAAAATACCAGTTATATCTATTATGGATATGTTAGGAATAAAATACTTTAAGAAAGGTAATAACGAGTATTGAATATATGATAGTGATGGTAAAACTTCTTGATGGTCTTTCAATACATCCAAAAATATTGTATCTGATTTTAGTAAAGATCGCCCCAGTTGAGATTCATTCTGATTTGTTAAGTCTTTTCTAAAAATATCTGACTCAGAAACATTCAAACGATTTGAAGATAAGTTTTGAATACATAATGAATTAGAACAAACAGACAGTAAGAAGCCAATTAGATTTGTTTGGGAATGACTAAAGGAATGTAATGATAGAGAAAAGGAGTATATTAAATGAAGATGAGTAGATTATGAGAAAGTAAAAGATATTGTCAAAGATTATAACTGAGGTATTGCTTGTTTATTATATACCCGAGATGTCCCTAAATGATTAAGAGCCAGATGAATAGATTGAGGTAATAGCAGATTTTTCTCTTTGTCTTGATATGATGGAAACTGAATATATATGCACAATTTAGATGAATCTTTGGATTATCTTATTGTTGTAGAGGGTATGTTTGACTTTCTTACATTAAGACAACATACACCAAATGTTATTTGACTAGGATCTGCACAAGTATGATTTGATGAAGTAAAAAGACTCTCACAAAGATACAAGATTATTTTCTGTCCTGATAACGATACAGCAGGTAAGGAGAGTATAGAAAAAATGAATTGAATAAGACACAGTATATTTGAACTATCTAAATACTGAAACTATAAAGACATAAACGATTTATATAAAGAGAATGGAGTTTGAACCTCAAGTATTGTTGATGTTATCATAGATGAATCTAAGGCAATAACGCCAATACAAAAGACATTTGATAAGTTTATATGACATATCAACACAATCAAGAAATATGGTAAACTTTGATTTGATTGACCTGCAGAACTAAAACAGATATTCGATCAAACAAGCTGAGTAATTAAATGAAAAGTATATACAATTGCAGCCTATTCAAATGTAGGTAAAAGTAAACTAGCATATTTTCTTACACAAGACTTTATAAAACTAGGTAAAAAGGTGTTGTTTGTGTCGCTAGAGGTATGAGAGGAGATGTGTTTACAGGATATTATGCACTCCTACCATAGTAAAATGTTATCAGATGATTTAGAGTGAAACTACGACTTTCAAATAAATAAGTTCTCTGATTTAGAGATAAGAGATGATATGTTTGAACTGCAAACAATAACAGACTACATAGAATTTAGTAAGCCAGATATATGTGTAATTGACTTCTCACAGAACATACAAGCAAAAGGATATAAGTGATATGAAAAGAACGCAGAAATAGCCGTAGCAATACAAAGAACAGCAATTAAGACTTGAACAACTATATTTCAACTATCACAAATATCAAATGAGATGGCTAAGAGCGTTAATATATGAATGGAAACTACAATATCTCTAAAAGGTGCTTGAGAGTATTATTCTAGTAGTGATGTAATATTTATTATGAGAAGATGAGAGAACCCTTGAGAACTTGTACTAAGAATAGAAAAGAATAAATTTTGATATAGAGATAAGGAGTATTTGCTTTGAGTAGATTACAGAACAAATAGATTCCATATAAAAACAGATGTATTTTAATTATTTAACAATATAATTATGAAAAAATCCATTTACTTTGCTGGTAAAATTAAAAAGTTTGGTTCTGATGATAGATATTGATTCTTTGATTGGAGAAATGAAATACTATTAGATGATAATCACAGAGTACACTCTACTGATACAAAGAAAGATATGTTTTTTAATTATACCTGACCATATTATTTAAGAGAACATTGAGATATAACTTGAGAAAATCATTGATACTATGACAAGTGAGATGTATTCTTTAGAAATATAGATTGAATAGATAACTGTGATTATATGTTTGTCTATTTAGATTCTAATGATTCATTTTGAACAATAGCAGAGATATGATACGCTAATTGAATATGAAAGAGTATTCATATATATTATACAAAAGATGTTGATATTGATGAGTTATGGTTCGTATTCTGATTTGCTCATTCTACTACTAAAGTTAAAGACCATTTACAAGCTCGAAATTTATTTTCTAAAAAGGTATTGAACTACATAGATTATAAAGAATATCTAAAAAGCGACTATCGAAAGAAATTAAGTAGTGAATGTAAACAAGAAGCTGGAAACAAATGCAAATTATGTAATTCTACAAAAAGACTAAATGTTCATCATAGATCATACGATAATCTAAGGAATAGAGAAAAGGAAATAAAAGATTTAATTGTTCTTTGTGAAGATTGCCACTCCAAATTCCATAATAAGTAGTTTTATTTGCTTAACCACCACTAATGCAAACCACAGACACCGCCGTAGACGAAAAGCAAATGGATTTCAATCAAAAAGAGAAGTTTATTAAATCCGTAGTGAATTTACTAGCTACTTATCCAAGTCTCCATCGTTCTATGTTATGAGATAACGGAGATTGTATAGATTTCTCCACCTCACAGATTATCGAAGCAATACGCTCCATTTTATCTCCAACGAAAGCCAAACATAATGAAACTAAATAAAGAGATACCAACATCATATTGAGATGCTATATTTAGAAAAGAGATACGATATTGTTGTATACACGAATCCACATATAAACGTGTTGTAAAACAAGCCAAGAAAACACGAGATATGTTTGAGCTAATGTATAAGCACGAATGGAAGAACCCTTATTTATTTCTTAAAAATCGAAATGACTAAACAAATACATTTTGAAGAGAATAAGGTAGAAAAAATAAGAAACTTATGCAAGCTCTACACCCAGTGTAAAGAACTCTATACTCCTATGCTAGAATCCTACGACAAAGGAGATATGGAGCTACCTGATTTACTTGTGCAATTTGCTATGATAGAGATGAATAGGTATACTAAGTGATTTACTTTCTGACAAACTAAAGATGTGACTAATAAATAAAATAAGTTGTTTCTTATGAATACATATTTACAATCCAAATGATGTAGAGAAATGACGAACATATAGCTGTGAGCATTGTTCACATACAATTAGAAATAGTAGATGTATAAATTTTAATCGTGATATAAAACCGTATCTTAAAAAATATAATCTAGTATGAATTATGACAGTAGATCCATTAAATTTTAATAATCATATCGAAATAAGTAAAGATTGATTATTCATTTCATTTAGTATTGATTGACTTCCAGTTTATGACTGAGATAAGTTAGTAAGAGAGTATTTTGATAGAGTTTTATATCATATAAACAATAATAAGAATGAAAACAAAAGTAGTCAAGATCAAGAAGCCAAAAAAAAAGACTAGAGGTAAGATAGTAAAAGAATTAGATGCTATATTCTCTCGCTATATCCGTATGTTCTACTCCGATCAGAAAGGTATATGTGAATGCTATACCTGTGGAGCTAAAGACCACTATAAGAACCAACAAGACGGGCATTTTATAACTCGTGGTAATTATAAGTATAGGCGAGATGTACATAATAATCGTGTACAATGTTGTAAATGTAATATCTTCTACAATGGGAACTACAAAATCTATACCCTAAAGATGGTAGATGAGTATGGTAGAGAGGAGATAGATAGGAGATTAAATGACCACGAACTAGCAAACTTCAAGACATACGAGCTAGAAGAGATGATAGAAACCTATAAAATCTTAGTAAAAGAGCAAGAAGCTAGATTATGAATAAAAATCAAATAAAGTCAAAAGTTTTAATTGGCTTAATAACTACAATCTTATATTTTATTTTACTTTTATGTAAGATTGTCTTGCAATCGACACAAAAATAGTTAATATATACTCGTTAAAGGAAAGACAACCACCGAGGCATCTTGTAGTAAGTGATCTATCCTCTACGTATCTTTATTCTTACTATCTATTATGAAACCAACATTCGATGAAAAGATTACCCAACTCCAAAAAGCATTACTCGCTAGAGGAGTAAGTATGGAGAAAGCTAAGATTGTACCTCTTTATAACTACCGAAAGGAATATGGAGATGGTGACTTTGTTGATTATGTAATATCAGAGCAAGAAGTTAATTAGTTTTATACTTAAATTACTAAGTATGCTAGAAAGAGTAGATTTTTATTCAGATGATGAATATCAACGTGCTTGTCAAGAAGAGGAAGAATATATGGAAAGACAAAAAGCCGAAGCTGAATATCAATATCAACAACAATGCGAAGCACAGTCTGAAGCAGATAGAGATGCAGAGGAAAGATGAAGATATGAATATGAATGCCAATGTCAGGCAGAAGCTGAAGCTGAGTATTATGCAGAACAAGAATAATATTAAAAATGTTTTATACTTAAATTATATACCTATGGAAACAACAGCTAAAGTAAAATCTATTGCAGAACCAAAAGAATGGAATTGACCTAATGGTATTGTATATTATCTTACTATGGATATGGATAATGGCGATACAGTCAATATCGGTAAGAAATCATCTACAGCATTTAGTATTGGTGATGAAATCAAGTATGAGGTTATCTCAGAAGAAAGAGGAGTAAAAAAAATCAAAGAAGTAAAAGAAGAATACAAGAAAAACGCAGGGAACTATACACCTAAGAATCCTAGAATTGAAGCTATCACTATGTGTATGTCTTATGCTAAGGATTTGGTTGTATCTGGTAAGGTAGAAATTAAGAGTATTAAAGATGTAGCACAATCACTATTGGACTGGGCTATTGATAATATCAATACTATTGATGTACCAGCTAAAGTAGAACCAGTTAAGGAAGAGCAAAAGAAAGAAGAACCCGAGATGCCGTTCTAAACTATGAGGGAGAAATCCCTCTTTTACCTATTTCTATACCTATGGATAATCTTACTTTTGATCAGTTAGAAAACAATGCAGCAGATATTATTTGTCAAGATGGTCATACTAAAGAAGATGTAAAACAGTTATCACAAATAAAATTCTTTATGGCTAGAAAATATAGAAAAAGAAATAATGAGTGAGGCGTAGAAGAAGCTAGTTATAATGGTCTTAGAAGTAGTAAAACAGCAGAGTTTTCTGAAACAATGAGTTCTACTAAGGCTGGAGATATGTGAAAGGCTGAGGCTGAAAAAGTATACGGTAAGTATAGGGAAATCCAATCAGATTCACAAGGTATGTCTGTGATTATTAAGGCTGTTGAGTGAATGATTATAGGAATCCAAGTAGATCTTAAATGAACAGACACAGTACAATTTTAATAATAACGAATAAATATGGAACAAAAACACTATAAGAAATGTCTGAAGATGTTAATCTCTGCTGGGATAAGTAAAAAAAGGATAGCAGATGAATGTAAAATATCCAGACCAACAATAGATAGTATACTCAAATGAGATATACCATCAGATACAACGAAAGATAGTATAATTACTTGATACGATAAGATAGTAGCTAGTTTTATTTCTTTAGAAAAATAAGATGCCAGTATTTAAATTAGCTAGCAAAATTAATCCACAAGAACAACTAACAAAAGATATTGACCAGAAAAACACAGATATTAAAAAAAATCATACTAAGATAGTTAGAAAACTGGATGAGATAAAAAAGATAGAAAAAGAGAATAAGATCCTAGAACTAGAAAAACAAATACTTAAAATAAGAAGATGAGATGTAGAAACCCAATGATTGGCAGGAAATACTTTTATTAGTCTATTTGGTTCAGGCACTAGAGTTTGTTAGTTTTTATTCCATTACATATAATTATGAAAAAATGTAAGCTATGTGGAGAAACAAAAGAACTATCAGAGTTCTACAAATCAAAAGATAGTAAAGATTGATACAGAACCTATTGTAAAGAATGTTGAAAAAAGCGTTGAAGACTATACTACTATTTTAAGAAGTTGAATCCAGTAGTAGAAGTAAAAGCTCCTACATTTAGAGTAAATGTATGGGAGTGGATTAAGAAGTTTTTATTTATTAAATCTAATTAGTATGGGGCGACCACAAATCTTAATGATTGCATATTTTGCTTTGGTATTATGAGTATCTGGAATTAAGAATTGAGAGAAAAAATTAGATTCAGAATGAGAACCATTTAGATGGAATTTTATTGCTGAGCTTATTTGAATTATTATATGAGTTATTGTTCTTTATAAATGAGGATTCTTTGGTTAAATAAGTGTCGCCGTATGATTTATATTTTTCTTTACTAAATG